TATTATCTAATTTTACGTTTTTTAAAAACTCTGCAAGCATTTTTAATGTTTCGTCCATTTACCCTCTATTCCTTAATGCTTGTATTAACATTGCCATTTCTTCATCTTCAGTTTGATCGTTTAACATTATTGCGTTTCCGCCAACCATACCTTTTTCTTTAACTGGTACTGTATATGTAGGCATTGCCATTTGTTGCGGTGTAGACATTGCATAATCAGATGGAACAAATGGTGTTTCTTCTACTTCTTGTCTAACTACTGGATTAGGGGGAGCTTTATTAGGATCGCCCATTGGGTCAACTTGTAAATTTTCTCCTATTTGTGCCATATTAGGTGCAGGAGCTTCTTGTAAAACTCTAGCCATTAAACTGCCTTCAGGGTCATATCTTTTATTTAATAAACTTTGAGCTATATCATTAAAACTACCTGATTCTGGTGTTGCTCCAAATAATTTATTAAATTGATCGTCTAAAAAAGCCATTATTTTTTACCTTTATTTGTTTTACCATAACCTGAAGCATAGATTGCACGCCCTTGTGCAGTAGCTTTAGATTTGGTTTTATACGTTTTACCTTTATTACCAAATTTATATCCGCCTTTTGTTTTTTTAACTGGCATTATAAAGTAAAGTTCCCTTCTGGTTCATTAACTGGTAAAAATAATCTAGTATTACCAGACATTCTTAATATAGGTTTAGCACCATCTTTAGCTTGTTTTTCAAATACTTTTAATTGATATTCTTGTAATTGATTATCGTATGGCAAACCTTTTTGTTTTAAAAATCTCCAGATAACACCTAATGTTATTATATCTTCATCTAATACTGTAGTATTACTATCGGCTGCAAATTTTTCTGCATCTGCCACACCATTACCTGTGGTATCTACCCAATATT